CAGGCGGTGCAGCGGACCATCAGCTGCGGGAGCGTGTAGCCGAAGGCCTCACGGCAGTCGGCGCCCCAGGCGAGCTGGCGGGTCTTCTTGCAGTGGTCGGAGTCGGGGCCGAACACGAGGTCGAACACCGGCGCCTCGCGCACCTGGCGCAGGAGGGGCTTCAGCGGGCCCTTGAGCTTGCCGAGGTACCAGGTGGTGCTCTCGCTCGCGAGCTCGGGGAGCACGAGCACGCCGACCACGCCCTCGTTGGGGTTGCTCTGCGTCGCGGTGCCTGCGCTCGAGGGGACGAACGCGGCGTGCGCGATCAGGTGCGCCGTCGTGCGGAGCTGGGGCGGCACGATCAGGGTGTCCGGGACGATCCCGAGGACCTCCCCGTCGGCGTTCTTGAACCCCGCCATGGCCGCGAAGATCGTGTCGAAGTTGGCGGCGGTGAGGGCCGTGCTCGCGCGGAGGTTGTCGAAGGTGCCCTTGCCCGCGTCGAGCACGTTGACCGGGTGGTCGTCGGCGAAGAACGCCTTGCCGTCGTAGCACTTGCGCGCGGCGTAGCCGATGAGCAGCTCCGTCGCGATGGTGCGGTCGGGGAACTTCGCGAACTGGTAGCCGAGCATGCGCATCAGCGGGGCCTCGACGCCGATCTTGCGGTCGGCGACGCGGTCCTTCGACACCTGCACGGTGTTCTCGAAGGTGCGGTTCTTGAGGCGGTACGAGCTCTCCGAGAGCGCGTTGAGGACGCGGTCCCCGAGCCACTCGCGCACCGTCGGGATCTGCTGGATCCAGGCGTGCACCTCCTCGTCGGTGTCCGACGGCATCTCCGTCGCGACCTGGGACCACCAGGGGCGGCCGTACTCGTCGAGCAGGTCGACGAGGCCCTCCTGGAAGGCGGCGTTGAAGTTCTGGTAGAGCGCGTCGAGCGCCGGGCCGTACTGGGCGATTCCGGGCATGGTCTGTTTCTCCTGTGGGGTGTGCGGTGCGCGCGGTCAGGCCGCGGTGGTGGGGATCGCCCCCATCGGGTTGACGAACATGCGGAAGATCGCGCCCGTCGTGCCGTCCGAGAGGGCGAAGCCGAGCACGTGCGAGCCGACCACGGCGTCGTTGGTGGGGTCGCCCGAGCCGCCGGCGACGGTGGCCGCGACGGCGGTCTTCATGCGGCCGTTGGTGACCTCCACCGCGCAGTAGGCGCCGTCGGCGATCGTGTCGCCCGCGAGGGCCTGCACGGGGCCGAAGACGCGCACGATGGCGATGGCGTCGGCCACCGGGGCGTTGAGGAGGATGCCCTGGGCCTTGGCGCCGGCGGCGACGACCAGCACCCACTTGGAGCTGCCGTTGAGCGCCATCGCGCGGTTCTGGCCCGTGGTGGAGTAGTCGGCGGCCGCGGGGAAGAGCAGGTCGATGTGGCCCATGGCGTTCGACACGCTGGCGCCGATCTCGACGAACACCATGCCGTTCTCGATGCGGCTCACGTAGCCCGCGACGGGGCGCAGGCCGCCGTTCGAGGTGCGCGCCACGGTGTCGTTGTCGACCACGTAGCAGAGCTCGCCCACGTCGGCGGCGGTGAGCGCGTCGGTGCTCGACGAGTTCGTGAAGGGGAAGACGCCGCGGTCGACGTTGACGCTGATGTCGCCGGCGGCGCCGTAGCCCGCGGCGGTGGTGTTGGTGGCGTTCTCCGCGGCCACGCCCAGCACGCGGTACGTGTTGTCCGCGGTGGCGTTGGTCGCGTAGCCCGAGCCGCCGATCTGCGTGGCGACGAGCGCGCCCTGGTAGATCGTGGTCGAGGCGGCGACGGGGACGGAGAGGCGGCGCGTGGTCGCCTCGGGCGACGACGGCCGGGGGAAATCGGCGGCGAGTGCGGTCATGGTCTGTGGGTTCCTTCGTGTGGTGGGTCAGCGGGCGGGGGTGCGCTGCGCGCGGCGGCGCTCGTTCTCGGCGGCGGCGGCCGCCAGCTTCTCGGGCGTGAAGCCCACGCGGGCGCCGATCTCCGCGGCGGCCTTCGACACGGCGACGGAGCCGTCCGCGGGCTCGCGGCGCTCGGTCGGGTCGACGAGCGGCACCAGCGTGTCGAGGTAGGCCCGCACCGCCGAGGGCGCGGCGCCCTTCAGGTGCTCGGCGACCTTCGCCTCGTTGGCGCCCGTGACGCGGCCGTCCACGCGGGCAGCGCGCAGGAGCTCGGCGACCTCGAGCTCGTCGCGGCGTCGCGAGGCCGCGGCCCGCTCGTCGGCCGTCTTCCGCGAGGTCTCCGCGAGGTGCAGGAGCGCCTTGATGCGGGCGCGGGCGGCGCCGTGATCCTTCACGCCGAGGAGCGCGCGCAGCTCGGTGAGCTCGGCGCGGGCCTTGGCGGCCTCCTCGACGATCACGACCGCGGGGTCGCCCTCGCCGCCCTCCTCGTCGTCCGCCTCGGCGGCGGGCGCCGGGAACATCGCGGCGACCTCCTCCTCGGAGAGCCCGAGGCCGGTGGCGAGCATCGTCACCTGTTCGGCGGTCGGCGCGGTGCCGCCGACGAGGGCGGTGAGCTGGTCTTCGGTCATGCCGCACGCGGCGGCGGCCTGCGCGGGCGTCATCCCGCGCTCCTTCAGGTACTCTTCGAACGTCATCATCCCTCTCCTCGCGCGGCGCAGGGCCGCCCTTGCTCGCAGCGCGACGGCGTCAGGGTTGGCCCCGACGGTGACGACGCTGATCTCGTGAAGCTCGTTGTCGTAGAGCACGCGGACGCTGCGGCCTCCGCGGTCTTCCTTCTCGCTGCGGCCGAGCGCGAAGCCCACCGACACGCTCACGGGGCCGCCCTGCGCGTACCGCTGCAGCACGCGCTCGGCCCGGCCCTCGGGGTCGGCGGCGCCCTCGTAGAGCACGAGGTCCGCGCGCAGGGCGCCGCCCTCGACGCGCACGTTGCGGTAGAAGCCGATGGGCTCCTCCCACGCGCAGTGTTGCCAGAGCGCGAGGGGCGCCCGCTGGAAGCGGTCGAGCCTCCACGACGCCTGGTCGATGACCTCGTCGTAGGAGTCGATCGCCTCGGTGGACGCGACCACCGGGATGGTGCGCGTCGCGGGGTCGAAGGCCTCGCCGGGCGCGCGGGTGAGCACCAGCGCGCGGGTGTGCAGGTCGGTCATGGGGTCAGTCCTCGAAGGGGCGCCACGCGGAGGGCGGGACACGCCACGTCAGCTCCACGCGGAGCGGCGGGGCGCCGAGCGGCGGGAGCGGGTGCAGGTCGACGGCTCCGTCTGTGTGCACGCGGGCGACGATGGCGGGCACCTCGGGGCCGAGGCGCTCCGCGACGTCGTGCGCGCGCCACTCGTCGGGCACGCGCCAGAGGACGGCGGCGCCGAGGCGCGGGGCGTCGGCGCGGGTGGTGTTCTTGCGGCTCATGCGTCCTCTTCGTCGGCGCGATCCAGGCGCGCGACCACCGCGCGGCTACGGCTCTCGCCGGGGTCGCCGCCCCAGAGCATCCAGGCCACGTAGCCGGGCGTCGGCGGGGAGTCCCATTCGGGCGTGCGGTCGCTCGCGTGGCGGGCGAACCACCCGCGCATCTCGCGCCAGTGCTCCGGGGTGAGGTCGTCGCGCGCGGCGATCTGGTGCGCACGCTTCACGGTCTCGGGCTTCAGTCCGTCCCCGGAGAGGCCCTCTTCGTGCAGCTCGATCCCGCGCCGCGCCGCGTCGGCCATGCCCTGGGAGGGGCGCAGGTCGATGCCGTCGTAGCGCTCGGGGAGCGCGCGTACCTCGCCGGTCGGCACGGAGGTCTTCGGCTGCGTGTTGGTCAGGACGATGACGCCATCCGCCTTCGCCTCCGCGAGTGCGTCGACGGGGACGCCCGTCTCCTGCCACGCCTTCACCGCGCGGGCCCTGGCCTCGCTCGACTCCGCGTCGGCCTTGGCGTCCGCCGGCGGCGCCGCGTCCCAGGTCGGCGCCGGGGCGATGAGCTCGGCGTCGCGCCGCGACCCGGTCTCGTTGACCCGCACCCACGGCACCACCAGGTGCGCGCGGGCGGTCCCGAGCAGGTGCGCGTAGGACTCCACCACCTGCTGGTGCACGCCGCTGTGCACCTTGCCGAGAGCGTAGGAGCCGGAGCCCCCGACGCCCGCCTGGGAGGTGAGCGGCTGGCCGACGAGGACGATCGCGACGCGGGAGCGGATGTCGCGGCCGGGCTCCAGGAACCCCTGCCACGCGGTGGCGTTCTTGAGCTCCTTCCATTCGATGTCGAAGCTCGCGGCGCCCTGCTCGCCCTGGGGGAGCCGCATGATCGGCTCCGTCCCGAGGTCCTCCAGGTCCGAGAGGAAGCGGTCGACGCGCGGGCCTTCCGACTGGCTCATCGGCACCTTGGCGCCGAGGGGCGGGAGGCCGTGGCGCTCCGACCAGCGGGCGCCGTCGCGGTCGAGCCACCACGCGATGAGCGTGAGGATGCCGAGGGGGCGCACGGCGCCGCTCATCCACGGCCGCGACTCCTCGATGTCCGTGAACAGGCACCACTTCTGCGAGTCGGGCGTGACGTATTCGGTGCCCGTCTCGGTCTGCACCGCGAAGCAGCCGCGCGTCCAATCCCAGCGCGTGAACACCGGGTGCCACGGCTTCAGCCGACACGACCAGCGCCCCGTGACCGGGTCGAGGCGCCACACGCGCTCCGCGATCGCGAAGCCCATGAGCGCCGACCACTTGACGATCTCGGCGGCGGCGCCGCGGGAGAGCATCCGCGGCCATGCGCGGCGCAGCTCCGTGGCGAGGCGGGTGGAGCGGCCGGGGTCAGGCGTGTCGAGGGGCGGGGCGAGGTCGAACGGCAGCCCGACGACGGTGCGGCGGAGGGTGTCGAGGACGCCCGCGACCGCGTCGCACTGGCCGAGGTGGTCAGCGAGCTGGGCCGAGGCACGGAACTCCCCGGCGACGTGCGCGCGGAGGGCGGCGAGCACGTCCTCGGCGTCCCATTCCGAGAGCGACGGCACCTGACGCAGGCGGCGCGCGCCGTGGGGCGGCGCACCGTTCGAGGGCGCGGGCGCCGCGGCCTGTGCGGGCGCTTTCCATGCGCCGCGGACGGCGGAGGCCCCGGCGCGGAGGGCGCGGGCGATGTCGTCGTAGAGGGGCACGCGGGCGGTCAGAAGCGGCGGCGGAGGTGAGGGCGCGGGGCGTCGGGGTAGGTCGGGGCGGGGGCGGCGAGCTCGGCGAAGGCGTCGGCCGCGGCGTCCACCTGGTCGTCGTGGGAGCCGTCGGGGAAGGCGTGCAGCTCGCCGACGAAGCTGTGCGTCCACGGGGCGCGCAGGACGGCGGCGTTGCGCGCGCCCGCCTGCGCGCTGAAGGGTCCCGCTCGGGTGATCTTGTCGCCGGTGGGGCGGCGCGTGCGGACGGTCCACCCCGCGAGGTCGCGCACGTAGCTCTGGGCCTGCTCGACGCCCGCCTGCCCCGGGTCCTGGGGCACCACCACCACTACGTCGCGCCCGTCGCGCTCCGCCGTGGCCTTCACCAGCGCCCGCACCTCGTGAGGGGCGCCGCGGAGGCTCACCGCGTCGAGCACGACGTAGCGGGGGATCGCACCCGCGCCACGGTCGCCGAGCAGCACGCCCGCGGTGGCGTCGCCGCCGGTGGTCGCGCCGAAGTCCCAGGCCCGCACGCGAGACACACACGCGGGCGCCGCGTCGAGGTGTTGCCACCAGTCGCGGTGGAAGAGCTTCCCCTCGCCGTACGCCGCCTCCCAGTCGCCATCGAGCAGCTGGGCCCGGCGCACCGGATCGAGCGCCTCCAGTTGCGCGCGGTAGGCGTCCGAGACGTGGGGGTTGTCGCCGATGCGCGCGGGGATGAAGGTGTAGGAGAGCGCGTGCGGGGTGCCCGGTGGGACGTCGCGATCGTGGAGGCGCCAGCGGGTCTCGCCCGGCGCGGCGGGACGCTCGTGCTTCGGGTCGAGCCAGGCGCCCCAGCGGCGCTTGACCCACTCGTGCCCGGCGTTGCCCGGGTTGGTGGCCGCCCGCGACCAGTAGGGGAGCGTCGGGTCGGTGCCGCGGAGGCGCGCGCAGATGCCGTCGTACTGCCGCTCGGTGAAGTGCGTGAGCTCGTCGAAGAGCACCTCGCCGAACTCGAAGCTGTCGTAGTTGGAGATGTCCGACTCGCGCTCGCAGTGGTTCATCCACAGCGTTGCGCCGGAGGGGAAGCGCCACTCGATGCGCGGGCTCTGGACGAGGACGCCGCCGAGCGCGGGGTAGAGCCGCCGCGTCTTGTCCACCGCGTCGCCGAGGTACGTTGCCTCGCGGCGGAGGTAGAGCCCGCGGTACCGGGGGTTGGTGACCCAGCGCAGCACGCAGGCCATGAGGGCGGCGCTCTTGCCGCCCGACGCCGCGCCGCCGTAGAGCGCCCGCTGCGCCCTACTGGCGAGGAAGCGTGTCTGCGGGCCGGGGTTCGGCCGGAAGAGCACCGTGGGCGGTGGGGTCATCGTCGAGCGCAGGGAGGAGCACCACGGCCGCGAGGGGAGCACCGCCACTGGTGATGTCGACCTTCGAGGGCGCCTTGACCCCGGTGACCTCGGCCAGCGTCTTCGCGACGGCCACCATCGCCTTCGCGTCGCGTTCTTCGAGGGCGACGCGGTAGGCTTCGAGGAGCATCCCCTCGACGCGCTGGGCGTGCTCCTCGGGGGGCGTCGCCTGGAACGCCTCGACGAGGCGCTTCCGCACGAGCGAGATGTACCGCCGCACCCCGTTGCGCGTAATGCCCCACTGCTTCGAGAGCTCGCGCTCGATCTGCGGCGGGTGCTCGACGCGCAGGAGGCGCTTCTCCACCTCGACGAGGCGCTCGATGGGGATCACCTTCCGCCGCGGGGCGGGGGGCGGTGCGCCGTCGCTCACGCGGCCTCGGCGAGCGCCGCGCGCAGCTCGTCAGGGTCGCGGGCGACGCGGGCGGCGTAGGCGTCGAGGGCGACGGCCAGCGGCGGGCGCCCGCGCTGGGGGCGGGCGAGCGTCACCACCGGGCCGCCCTCGTCGCGCCACGCCGCGAGGCGCGCGCGGATGGTGCGGGCGGGCGAGCGGGTGAGGCGCGCGATGTCGTCGACCGTCAGCAGCACGAGGTGGCCGCGCCGTGGCGCCGGGTGCTGGACGCACCTGTGGCGCTGTATGGGGCGCGATTCTGCCGATATTCTCCGCACGCTCCGCGAGCGGTGTCAAGCGTTTGCGCGGGCGAATCGTCGGTCACGGCACGCTCCGAGCGCCGAGCATCGCGGCGAGGCCGAGCGCGTACCGCGCGGGTAGCGGCCGGGGCTCGCCTGGCAGGCGGGCGCGGAAGCGCCACGGGACGCAGGGCGGCGCGCTGGTGAGCACCGCGCGGCACGAAGGAAGGCGGCGCGCGAGCTCGCGGCGGTGGCGGCGGGTCATCGGCCGCCCCCGGTCACCGCGTCGCCGATCGCCTTCACCAGCCCGGCGAGGGCGAAACACGCCGCCGCGGCGCACTGGCGCAGCTTCGCGCGGCGGTAGCGGTAGTGGATGAGGCCTGCGAGGCCCTCGGCGAGCTGCCACGTCCCGCGCTCGACGAGCCAACGGGCGAGGCGGTCATGGGTGGCGGTGGGCGTCTCGTTCGTCTTCATCGCTTCCTCCGTCGTCGTTGTCTTCATCGCCCCCACGTCTCCGCCGCGCGCAGCACCAGGCGCCGCCCCCACGCGGGCGCGCCCTCGCGACGCGCCCCGAGGTCGCCCCACGCCGCCGCCTGGACGTCGCTGGCGAACGCCACCCCCACGTCGGCGTAGAGGCCCCGCAGGCCCGCCGCCAGCGTGGCCCGCTCCCGGAGCCACCGCAGCACCGCCGCGGCGTCCGCGGGGAGCTCGGCCAGCTCCGCCAGCACCTCCGCCGCGCACCGCTGCTGCGCCGCCTCGCGGGCCGCCCCCGCGCCGCCGAACAGCCCCCGAGGGACGCCGCCCCAGCCCGCCGTCGGGTCGCGGGGCATCGCGCCGACGGGCGTGGTCTCGGCCGGCGCTGCAGGAGGCGCCCACGGGTCCGCCGCGTCGGGCCGCAGGTCCGCGAGCAGCCCCCGCACGCGCACGAGCTCGGGGTCGTCGACGTGCAGCGCCGTGGCCGCCGCTCCCTGCCGCGCGAGGGGCGCCGCCGGGGCCGCGGGGGCGTCGGGCGCAGCACGCCACACGCGGCCGTCGCGCGCGCGCGAGTGCGGGATTGCGCCGGGATTCTCACATACGGGGACAGCCTCACGCATCGTCGTGGTCTCCAGGGATCGGTGGCGCCGTGAAGCGCAGGGGTGCCGCGGCGGGCGTCGCTGGGGCCGTGGCGGTGGTTGGAGAGGCCTGCTCGGCGAGCGCCCCCGCGAGGCGCTGGGCAGCGTCGGCGGGCATCGGGCGGGTGCCGCTGCGCCAGTGGTAGACGGTCGCTCGGCCCACCCCGAGGAGCCCCGCGACGGTCGCCGCACCCCCCGCTGCCTCGATGAGCCCCGCCGCATCGGTGGCCGGATACACGAAACGCTGTGATTCTAGGGTGTCACGCGCAACGCCAGGTGCTTCCCTACTAAGATTCTTAGATGGTGTTACTTGGCACTGCGCGTGACTGCCTTCAGGCAAGGTGTTTTCGCGCTGTGACACCCTCGCCGCCGTGCGCCTCGACGCGCCCGCCGCGGGACCGCCCAGCCGCTGCGACCCGTACACGCGCACCGCCTCCATCACGGTCGCCGTCGCGGCCTCGTCGCGCACCCCGCGGGGCAGCTCGAGCACCTCCGCCCGGCGATCCCACGACGCGGGCGCCACCGTCCCCACGTGGACGTGCACCGCCGGCGCCGTTCGCCACGGCGCCCGGAGGCGGCCGCTCACCTGGGAGACCTCGGCGGCGGTCGCGCGGGCGTAGACCTCGGAGGCGCTCCCCGCGAGGCCCAGCACCGCCGCCACCGCCCGCGACGCGCCGAGGTTGGGGCGCGGGTCGCCGAGCGACACCAGGGCGTCGCAGTCGCTCCACGCGTCCAGGCCCCGGGCGTGGCCGTAGTGGCCAACGACCAGCGTCACGCCGCGGAGCCAGAGGTCCGCCACCAGCGCCGCCGCGATCGGGTCGGCGCCGACGTCGCCCGCCACCGCGGCCCGCAGGCAGTCGGCCAGGGGCTTCCACGAGAACACTCCCACCTTGCGGGCCCCGCCGTCCACCGCGTGCGCGAGGGCCGCGCGCAGGTAGCGCTCGACGCCCTCGCCCCAGCGCACCCCAGCGCCGTCCAGCGCCGTCCGCCGCGCCGCCCCCGCCCAGTACAGCAGCCGCCGTGCGACCGGCGCCCCGTCGGCAACGCGCACGTCGACCACGGGGACCTTCGCCCCCGCCAGCGCGCCCAGGAGCTCGACGTCGGCGGTCGCGTCGAGCAGCACCGTGGGGCCGTAGCGGTGCAGCGCCGCCGCCACCGCGGGCGACGCCATGACCCCACGCAGCACCCGCCGCGAGCCGTCGCCCGGGTCGACCTCGACGGCCGCGACCCCGCGCTCCGCATGGCCCGGGACACCCTCCGCGGGGATCGCCCGCACCACGCCCGCCGCGAGCCGCGCCACGGTCGCGTGCGCCCGCGACGCTTCGACGGCTCGCTCCGACGCGCCGCCCGAGAACACCCGCGCGTGCTCGGCGCGCGACAGCCGCGGCGCCCACGCGGCCCGGCGGCGCCACGTCGTCACGCCTGCCTCGTCGGTGCGCGAGGTCCACGCGGCCCGCGCGGCGTAGGCGTGCAGCATGTCGCGCGGGTGCATCACGGAGTCGTCGTCGAGCGGGTAGGCGTCGCGCACCGCGGCGCACCAGCCGGTGTCCCCCAGGAGCGCCTCGCCGCCGCGCTCGACGACGTCCCAGAGCGGCCGCTCCCCGGTCGGGATCGTGCCCCGCTCCAGCCCCGCGGCCAGCGCGCGCAGCACCGGCGCGCGCCACCGCTCCGAGCGCGCCAGCAGATGCTCCGACGCGGCCGCGGCCTCGATCTCCCCGCGCGAGAGCGCCACCGCTTCGACGGCCTGGGGGTCCTCGTCGATCACCACCAGCGCGTCGCCGCCCGCCCAGGCCAGCCCCTGCGAGAGCAGCGCGTGGACGGTCACCATCACGGCCGGCGTCCCCTCGCCGCCGAGCGACACCTCCGCGAGCGCGCGCGCCTCGCAGCCCTCGCGGCGGGGGCACGGGGCGTCGGCGCCGTTGCGGCCCATGCCCAACCCGTCGCACCAGGTCTGCACCGCGTGGCGCGCGCCCGAGAGCCGCGTGAGGGGGACGTGGTAGGCGCAGGCCGGGGAGCCGTCCGCGAGCCGCGCCGCGAGGATCCCGCGCAGGTAGACGCCCCGCACCCCGCGCAGCCGCACCGCGACCTCGGCGGCGACGGCGTGGGTCGGCGCGACGTATAGGGTCTTGCGCGCGGACGGGATCCGCTCCAGCTCGGCGCAGGCCTCGGCGCGGGTGCGCAGCACGTCCGCGGCCATGCGGGTCTTCCCGGCGCCCTCGGTCACCCGGATGACGGTGAGCCCGGGGCCCGCGCCCTCGATCGCCTCGCGGATGACGGGCGACGCCTCGGCCGCGGCGAGCTCGTCGGGGACGTC